AGACAAATGTCCAAACAACAAAAATTTTATGATTACAGAAAGAGGTACAACATTTGGATACAACAACCTTATTGTTGACATGCGTGGAGTACACGCCATGCGACAGCATTATCCAGTAATAATGGATGGCACCCATTCTGTACAACAGCCAGGAGGGTTGGGTCATTCCTCAGGCGGTGATCGAATGTTTGTAGAGCCACTGTGTAGATCTGCAGTTGCTCTTGGCATAGCTGGTGTTTTCCTTGAGGTGCATGACAATCCAAACACAGCGCCATCAGATGGACCAAACATGCTTACTCCAGATCAGTTTAGGAAACTGATCACAAAACTTAAAATAGTAGACGCCACTGTAAAACAAAAATTATGACATACACAGTTCATGGTATAGCACAACTTGACTATGATTCCCTGTTTGAAACTCTAGAAACAATTAAACCTTTATATCGATCAGAGTGGGGAGTTGACTACTGGCACACAAATCGAGATGAGGCTGAAATAAAAATTAAAAGCCAATACAGTGAACAATCTGTATCATATTATCAATATGCAGATGATATGCTTGTTAATTTTATACCACAACACATTATTAAAGACTTTGACATTGATACAAACAATGCCGAAGTCAAAGTAATAAAATATCCACCAGGATCTTTTACTCCGCCGCATGTGGATAGATTTAACAGTTTGAAGAAAAAACATAGTTTAGATAGCACAGAAAACATTATCCGTTTGTGGATTGCGTTGCAGAAACCAACATTTGGACATGCCCTATTTTTTGAGAATGATGTGGTGCATGATGTGCCACAAGGCACAATGATAACGTGGGATCATGAAGCAAGACACAGTGCCTGTAATGCTGGTGTTGATGATAGATACATAATGACCATTACAGCACTTGTAGACAAAAAAGTAAAAGTATAGTATCATAAAATAATGGCTAATTTCCTTGACATAAAAGCAATGATGAAAGCAGTTGATTCACGAGACAAGACTTGGTATGATCGGCTATCAGATGAAGATAAAAAATTATATTCACCATACATGTCAATGAAATGGACTGCGGCTGTACAACACAACGAGCCTGCTATTGAAGAATTTTATGTAGAAGAGGTTAATGAAAATGTTAACAAACATCTATGGACACTAAGCAAAAAGCATAAGTCCCTACTATGGAGGCTAACAGCTATGTGTGGTTCAACATTTTCGATGTACCACAAATGGTTTTATCCTAAGAAGAAAAAGACTACAGAAAAGTCCAAGATGAAAGAACTACAAGAATTGTATCCAAATGCAAAACAGGCAGATCTTGATGTATTGGACACAACGATAACTACAAAGGAGTTTAAACAATTAAAACAACAACACGGAATAGATAAGTGACATACCTAGTGAATGACAAATGTATAATGTGCAAACATACATCTTGTGTGGAAGTTTGTCCAGTGGATTGTTTTTACGAAGGCAAAAATACATTAGTAATAAATCCAGATGAGTGCATCGACTGTGGCGTGTGTGAGCCAGAGTGTCCAGAAGAAGCAATTATTCCAGATCATCTTGATGAAGATAACAAATGGTTAGATTTCAACACAAAGTGGTCTGCAAAATGGCCAGTGATTACAGAGGCAAAAGATCCTATGACAGAATATGCAAAACATTCAGGAGAAGAAGGAAAGTTGGAGAAATATTTTAAAGATGAATAGTTGGTTAGATTATGCTGTCCCAAAAAAACATTTAAGATTATATGTAAATGCAATTATTAGAAACATGTTCGTGTTTTTATTTCTTACCATACTTTTAATTGGTAAGTTACCAAGTGGCCTAAGCATTTTAACTTTGATTGTTTTGACCGATTTTATTTTTTACAATATGATTACTAACGGAAATAATAAATGGAAGTAAACAGTATACCGTTGTATAAAAATGACCAAGGTGTAGCAACAATCAAGATTGGAGCTAAAGGATTTGTATGCATTGGAGAAACACCTCCAATGGATCATCCACACATTTATTTGACCATGTCGGAGAACGGAAATAAATTTTGTCTATATTGTAATACTGAATTTGTGTATGATGAATCATTAGGCATAGACTCGCCTGATCCAAAAGAATGTTATGCTGGTTTGCTAGATAACAAAAATAGTTTATCAACTACCATTTAGAAATCCACTTACTTGTAAGGTGTATTTGTTTTCCATGCCAACGTTGGCTCCAATGTGCAATACTTGACTGTCCCACATGTGTCCTTGTCCTTGTTTCCAATTAGAATCAACAGTTGAATTATATTGTAAAAAATGTCCATGCTTCCAATCTTCACAAAAAATATTTGCCCTTACCATAGTTTGTTTTCTATCAGGATACCTTTTTTTGATTTGGAAAAAAGTATCATTGTGTAATGGGATAACACAACCAGGAGGTTGCATGATTGAACTTACTGTTACAACTTCCATGTTTAATTGTTTGCCAAAGTCTTCAAAGTCACACTGTGTTTCATCCCAAAACTCTTGGAAAGTAGTGGTGTTGGCATGCACATAAGTTTTTGGTAAGCCACCATAGTTACTGTAGACTGGTTGCTCATTTTTACCACCACCAAGACAGTGATTGATACTATGAGTATATTCGTGAGCAACATACTTCTGAAAGTCAGTTTGTAAACTAATTTTTTTGTGCATGTTGTAATTATTTGCTTCAAAGCACAATCTAGTGTATAATGACGATGGAGTATAACAATTGATCTTATCTTATCAACCTGCTAATATAAACAATAGTATGCCAACATGTCCTTATTGTGCTAAAACATTCAGCAGACAATCCACTCTAGACATCCACATGTGCGAACCAAAACGAAGATATGATCAAAAAGACAACAAGGTGCATGTTCTTGCATTTGAAATATTCAAAAGATTCTATGAAATAAATTATTCCAATCAAAAAGCCAAACAATTTGTGGACTTTACAAATTCGCAATATTACAAAGCATTCATCAAAACTGCACAATTTATCACTACAAACACTCCAGTTGAAATTGGTGCATTTATAGACTGGCTTTGCACATCCAAAATAAGAATAGATTCATGGCCAAAACAATCAACTATTGATCAGTATCTTAAACATTTAATAAGGACTGAAGGAGTCACACAAGCACTCAACCGCACAATAACCACAATGGGAGACTGGGCACAACAAGAGTCGGCAAGACTTGAAGACTTTTTTAGATATGTAAATCTTAATCGTGTAACACAAATGATTGCCAATGGCAGAATATCCCCCTGGGTGTTACTCAACTGTGAGACAGGAAAAGACATGATTACAATCATGCATGATGACCACATCAAAATAATATATGAAATGATTGACCCAGAATATTGGAAAAGAACATTTCGCAAACGTGATGAAGACTGCGACTTTGTAAAATCCACACTTAGAGAAGCTGGTATTGAATGATCTGGATCATTGGTTCATCATCCCAATATTCAAAATTAGTATCTTCCCTTTTTGACAATGTAAAAAAATTTGGCAGAGAGAACATAGATTACAATAAGCCATTTGATCATTTTATTCAACAGCAGGATAGTTTACCAGACAAAATTTTTATTAATATTAAGTTGGAAGAAGACATTGCTGTCGAAACTGATGCAGACATAGATCAGTATAAAACAATGTTTGAAAAATTTTTGCCTATTTGGTTTTGGAAGTTAAAATTGTACACGCATTTTTATACATTAGGGATCCCATGCACAATTTGTGAAGTGACAAGTTCAATTACACATTGGCCACAAAATCATAGAATTTACATGCCTTATGCATCTTTGAGGGCAATCAGTCAACAAACAGGATTTGCACATGGTACTGAGAATTTAAAAATATTCATGGTAAGTCCTAGTAACATGGATGACAATAATGTTTTTGAGTATGCACAAAAAACTGTTGGATGGATTAACAGTCCCGAAGAATGTTGTAACAAAATAATAGATTTGGAGCATAACCATATTCTATGACCAGACTAATACTACCAAGAGATAAAGATACAAAAAATTCAGATCCTGATGAATTGCCTGCAGGATGCGGACATGGAAACAAATACAAATATAAAATAGGATTGAATGACTATGGAGTGCCATATGAACTAATCCAATGGTGCAAAACAAACTGCAAATCCAAATGGGGATGGCATTTTAAAAAGTTAAATGATATTCCTTACAACTTGGACATTTTTGCTGATCAATTTGATAAGCAACTAGCATTTTTATCTTTTAAAAGCAAAAAAGATGCTGTATACTTTATGTTAACACATGGACCAAACAATAGTTAAAGAACTTAAAAAAATACAAAAACAGATAAAAGCATTAGATACAAAACTTGATGCTCATATAAGTTTTATAGAATCAGTGTACAATCCACTGAGTAAAAGTATTGATAGATTCAAAAAAATATTCAAGTGAGCAAAATTACAAAACAACAAGCATTGATTGACGTACTCAAACATGATCCAAAAGACAAAAAATACAAACCAAAAGATTTTGAAAACTTCCAAAAAATTTTACAGCAGATCAGAAAGCAATTGAATGCCTGATATAGATATTGACTTTGCTGATAGACAAAAAATTTTAGATGTGTTGCCACACACACGTGCAACCATATGGGACAACAAAGGGATCAAGCCACACAACACAGGAGTATATTTTGTTGATGTGCCAACAATTCCAAACACAGATCAATCTGCTTTTGATCACAAGGTTGCTGATCAACTAGGTTATTTTAAGTTGGACTTTTTGAACGTTAACATTTATTCCATGGTGACATCAAGGCAACAACTTGTTGAACTTTTTAATATGGATCCACCTTGGCATAGATTGCAGGATAAAAATTTTGTTGATAAACTGTTTCATCTCAACGGACACTATGATGTTGTAGCAAAGTTACAACCAGTTACGCTTGAACAATTGGCGGCGTGTTTGGCTATTATAAGGCCAGCGAAAAGATACTTGTTAGATAAAGATTGGCCAACAATTAACAATGAAGTATGGACTAAGCCAACAGATGGACAATATTTTTTTAAGAAAGCACATGCATTTTCATATGCAGGCGCTGTGATTGTGCATATGAACTTAATTGACTCTGCGAATTAATTGGACAGTTTTTCTACGTATCCTTTTAGCACTAGTAAGATCACTTAGTTGAACAGTAGGGCCAAACATTACTTCACATTCTTTGAGAGAAAAAGACACTAGATATGGCCTGAACACGATAAAACTTTCACCTATGAATATGTTTATAGGTAATTTTCTGTTGGATTCCCACCACCAAGATTTACCATGTTCTAAAAACACGTTACGTAGATTTGGAGGAATTTGTTCGTAATTATAAATGGATAGTACCTTTTCATCACAGTTTTGCACTATACCAAGATATTCTTCTTTTGCTACTTTGATTAATGTCAAAAAAGGGTACTTGTTTTGAACATCGGTAAGATCTGTTGCCATTTGTGTTAATTACCATAAGACATTTCGTACAGTCACTCATTGTGGTCATATAAATATTAAAAATGCCATGCAGTATGCCACAGGATATAAACTTACAAATCTATTAGACGTGTTTGTTCACACTGATGGCACTGAACGAAGGTTTGAAAAAGTGTACGAAAGATCAATAAAATTATACAAAGAATTCGACAATGTATTCACGGTCGTTGTAAAGAATCAAGACCAAAAGAAACAATTTGTTAATGGTACTGAGTGTGAACTACAAATATCAGATGAGAGGGGCAATCTTGTAACCACTATTGTTGGCGAAGTGCAGGATGATGGATCAACAGCTTCCACGAAAGGTCACATCAAGTTTACTATCACAGAATCAAACATGTTGAACTTAGAATCTAAGTTCTATCATGGTTCTTTGCGTTTCACTGATCAAGATTCAACAGTTAAAATTTTATACGCTGATACTAGATATGATGCGGCTATACAGTTTGAAGTTGTTGGAGACACAACTCCAGAATTTACAGCATCTCAATTGATAACACAATTTACATTGATCGGTGATGAATTTGTATCATCATCTGTGGATGCAAAACCAAATCAAAACTCCAATTCAGCACTGCACACTGTGGTGTATTACCTAACAAATTTTTCTGGATCCATCAAAATTTTTGGCACAATGACCGATGGCGCATCCTATGCCACCGACTCGCAACAATCAGAATTTTTCTTGATAGACAAACAGACATATTCCGAAGAGAGCACAAATCAATATGTAAACTTTACTGGCATATTGAAACGTATTGCAATCGTCGTCCAGGCAGATGATTCATCAACCGCATTGACTGGACTTGACAAAGTATTGTATAGATCGTAATATTTTAAAATGTCATTACTTGTTTTTTTCTTACTAATGGTAAAACATTTTATAGGAGATTTTGCACTACAAGGAAGATTAAAACTTACACATGACAAACATCTGCTAACATCTAAGAAAGGCCACTCACATGCTCTTGATCATGCAATTGGTACTTCATTAGTATTTTTGTTTGTGTCCAGTTATGCATACGCACATGGCAAAGTTATTTTCATAACAATCCTTTTATTTCCATTATTAGATTATGTGTTACACTTTTTTATCGATTGGTGTAAAGCTAACTTTGTTATTGCAAACCAGATGAAACAACAGGATAGAGAATTTTGGATTCTGACTGCCTTTGATCAAATTTTCCATACAAGTGCATATTTGTTGATAGTGGTTTTGTTTGACATATACTTCTTTTAGTTTATAATATACATAATGTTTCCGGATCTCAGGCACACACTAGAGTCGCATCTTCCCTCCAAAAGGAAAAAAACTCCATCTGGTTGGACATCATTCAATGCTCCATGTTGTCATCATAATGGCGAGACACAGGACACAAGAAACAGAGGAGGCATCATGTATCAAGCAGATGGCGCCATACAGTATCATTGTTTCAACTGTGGTTATAAGGCAAACTTTACTCCTGGTAGATATCTTAGCAACAGGTTTAGAAAGTTTCTTACTTGGTTAAATGTGTCGTCATCAGAGATAGGCAAATTAAGTATGCAAGCCATGAAACTGGCACAAGAGATCACTCCAGAAACAAAAACACAACAATATGAAGATGTTAATTTTAAATATCAACCACTGCCAAAAGACGCAACAATCGTTACAACACAAAAAAATTGTGTAGAATACATTTCAAGTAGAGGATTTACAATACAAGACTTTGATTTTTATCATGCTCCCTCTATGCACACAAGAGTAATTGTGCCAATCCTACATCAAAATAAAAACATAGGATATGTAGCCAGAGCTATGCAAAAAGAAATAAAGCCAAAATATTATGCACAGGTACAACCAGGATCACTATTCAATATGGATGCACAACACTGGTCAAGAAAGTTTGTTGTGTTAGTAGAAGGAGTATTTGATGCGATTATGTTAGACGCAGTAGCAATACTTGGCAGTGAAATCAGTGCTTTACAAAAACAACAGATCGACGCACTGAATCGAAAAGTTATCATAGTGCCTGATCGTGATCGAGCCGGAAGCAAACTTATTGATCAGGCCTGTGATTGGGGATGGTCAGTATCAATGCCACCATGGCATGAAGGCATCAAAGATGTCAATAACGCTGTGTTGAAATATGGCAAGGTACTGACCATGCAAGCCATCCTCAAACACACACATGACACAAAAACAAAAATAAAAGTAAATGAAAAACTATGGATCTAATAGCACACACAATACACAATTACAGCGACAAAATTTGGATTTTTCCAAAACTTATTGGCCATGAATATGCTGACGATGTGTTAGATGTTCTAGAACATTGTGAATATTCCGAATCCAAAAAAACCGATGCAGGCAGTTTCAACTACGTGTTTGGGCAAAGTAAAAATTTGTCACATGAGATTGTTGATTACATCAACTCTAAGTCATTCCATACATTTGTTAATCATCATACTAACCAAAATATAAGCACAACTTTAAGTTGTTGGGCCAGTGCTTATTCATTCGGACACTATCTAACTCCACATTCTGATGCTGTGGGTAAACGTAAATTGGCATACATTTTCTACTTCAACAAAGGATGGAAAGTTGAATATGGTGGCAACATTGCTTTCGACAAAGGAACACACTGGCAGATGTTTGTGCCACAACATGGCACCTTGGTGTTATTCAACGTAGAAGACAATGATAACAAACACATGGTTACCAATGTTGCAGTTAATAGAACAAGATATGCAATAACAGGATGGTTGATCTGATGCCATTCTATACAGAGAAAATTACATTGTATAAAAAAGAATGGAAGACAAATGACATCATTGCATACATGGATAGCGATGATTATAAAACATTAAAAGAGACAGTGCATGGAAAAGCAGAAATAAAAACAAAAATTAAATTTGCTTGGTTGCCTGTCAGACTAAGAAACAAAAATTTTTTGTGGCTACAAAACTATGTTGAAAGAACACTCATCTACTTGAATGTTAAAGGACGAGAAAGACTTACCATGCAAGAATATACACTGTTAAAAATAAAGGGGACAAATGAAAACATATAAACTAAAAACGCCTCTTCGATATCCAGGGGGCAAATCAAGGGCAATGAAGTTCCTTGGGGATTATTTTCCAAAGCATATCGAATCATACGTGGAACCATTTTTAGGTGGCGGGTCGGTTGCACTGTGGATCACACAAAAATTTCCTAAAGCAAATATACATGTAAATGATGCTTATCATCCACTATACACTTTCTGGTATCAGTTGCAGGAACAAGGCAGTGAGATGACCAGAAGACTATACGACTTCAAAAGATCTACAGAACATTCAGAAGATGCACAGCGGGAACTATATCATGATGCACAAAAATGGATGCATGATGAACAGTTAGATATGTTTACAATTGCTTGTGCTTTTTACATCGCTAACAAGTGTTCATTCTCAGGGTTGGTCACGTCTTCATTTTCTAAACAAGCATATAACGGAAACTTTACCATCAATAGCATTAACAAACTACCCGACTATCAACGCCTTATTGGTGGTTGGACAATATCTAATTTAGATTATAGTTATTTTATGGTCAACGGTAATGACTTTTTGTTTTTGGATCCTCCATATGATATCAAATCATTTTTATACGGCAGGGACGGAGAAAAACACAAAACATTTGATCATGACATATTCAAAAACCATGTTGACACACTTAAAACAAAATTTATGATAACATATAATGCAAATCAAAAACTCATTGAAAAATACAAAACATATCATTGCCTACAATGGGATCTGAAGTATACCATGAGATCCACAGGGTCCTACATGAAAGATCAAAACGAAAGAAAAGAACTGTTGATAACCAATTATGAGAGATGACACATTTTAAGAAAGGTATTATAATATAAAAGTGGAATACACTAAAGACTTACAAAAATTATTTTTAGAAATGTTTCTTGCTGATGCAGAGTCATTTGTTAGAGCACAAAACATTTTCAAATATTCACACTATGATGCACATCTGCGAGAGGCGGCCAAGTTCATATATGAATATGCCAATGAATACAAGACACTGCCAGATGTTGAAATGGTCAATGCCAAGACAGGTGCTGACTTACAATCTGCCGCTGACATTGATCCAAAACACTTTGATTGGTTCCTTGATGAATATGAAAGATTTGCAAGACACAAGTCTCTTGAATCTGCCATACTGGCATCAGCAGACATGTTGGAAAAAGGCGAATATGGATCTGTAGAAGACAAGATCAAAAAGGCAGTTGAAGTAGGACTGACCAAAGACATGGGTCTTGATTACTTCGAAGATCCCAAAGCAAGACTACAGGCACTGAAAGACAACAATGGCATGGTGCCCACTGGTTGGAAAAACTTTGACAAGAAACTATTTGGTGGATTCAACAGAGGCGAACTGAATATATTTGCTGGCGGTTCGGGTGCTGGCAAAAGTTTGTTCCTACAAAACTTGGCAGTGAACTATGCAGAACAAGGACTGAATGTGTGCTACATCACACTGGAGTTGAGTGAGAAACTTACAGCAATGAGAATCGATGCCATGATGACTGAAACACCCACACGTGAAATATACAAAGACTTGGACACTGTTGACTTGAAAGTCAAGATGAAAGCAAAAACATCTGGCAAGTTGAGAATCAAATATATCTCATCTGGCGCCACAGCACTTGACATCCGAGCATATATTAAGGAGTTTGAGATACAACATAATCTTACATGTGATGTGATACTGATTGACTATTTGGATCTTTTAATGCCAATGAATAGGAGAGTATCGCCCAGTGACTTGTTTGTCAAGGACAAGTATGTGTCTGAAGAGTTGAGAAACTTAGCAGTGGATATCAACTGTTTGTTGATCACAGCATCGCAGTTGAATAGAGCCAGTGTTGAAGAGATTGAATTTGATCATTCGCACATCAGTGGTGGACTGAGCAAGATACAAACAGCAGACAATGTGATTGGTATCTTTACATCACGTGCAATGAGAGAAAGAGGCAAGTATCAGATCCAGTTTATGAAAACAAGATCGAGTTCTGGTGTTGGCCACAAGGTTGACTTGGAGTTTAATGTGGACACGTTGCGTATACTTGACTTGGCAGAGGATGAAGAATATCAATCCTTTAAAAAACAAGCTCCATCAATATACACAAACTTAAAAAGAACATCTACTGTGTCAGCAGAGCCTAAAGAAGAACACAAGTCTTCAGAGCAACCAAAAGATGATATCGGTAAAGTAAGGGCAACAGTAGAATCATCTAAGATCAAAGA